GAACCTAATGGGATGGGTACCGCAGGTGTGACTAGCTGCTCCCCGTCAATATTCATAGTACGGGAGAGAAGTAGGCACTTGCTTCGGCTGTCGAAGTGCACCATTGGAGTCATACTCCTTGGTTGACGCTTCTTCCTTCTAGCCTTCCGAGGTTCACCAGAACCTTGCGTTTGGTTGGAAGAACTGGACACAGTTTGAGTCTGATTGCTCATGCTGTTCACTCCAGAAGTTAGGCATCGGGAGCCTTGGCTCTTTCTGCCTAGGGTTGATATAGCCCCATGTATTGGTGTAAGCATACACCATCCATGGAGGTAAGAGCTTGGACTTTTGCAAGGTCATCCTTGCAGCCTCATCAATGAGGTCTACGAACGTCATCCGTCCGTAGTTCACTGAGGGCCCCTCCACCAATCCAACGGTGGTACGGTTGCTGGCAGCAATGCTGGTGATCCCAAAAAGGGTCAGACCAAGCTCACTGACAGTTAGCGGGTCACGTTCGAGATCGTTTTCCTCGTCAAAAGCGAGGAGACGCTCGACGATTGCATTCCACGAGGCCACAGGAGACCCCAAGTACTCTCGGAGGTCACTGCGAATCCTGTGTAACGCGACCCTATCCCTATCCAAGACGTTTAACCACGTCTTATATGGGATATTTGGAGGTGTCCATCCGAGGCCACCAAGATCCTCGGGTAGGAATACCTTTAGGAGCCACTTCCTCTCGCGTGGCGATAGGAAGGCAAGCCCCCGCGGGCCGTAGAAGGCTAGTGTCCTAACCAACTGGTCCGCGCCGGTGATGAGCTTCACTTTAATGGAAGGGTTCACCCCCCATTTAGTGAGAAGCTTTCCGCAGAATTCTGCGTACTCGCGACTGATTATGGACTTCGACGTCGAAATCTCGATACCGAGTCCATTAATCAAGTCACTATACCGTTGTGCGAGTAATGTGTCGGCAATTGCGACATCATCTCCAACAACACGGAATAGTTTTGAGCGGCCCAACCCACGGAGCAAAGCTGCGTGGGTGAGCGTCGCGAGGTGAAAGGAGGGACCAAACCCTAAGGGTTGGCCAACTACCCACCTTACCTGTTCACCGGTAGCAGGTATCATCCAAGTCTTCCGGACAGTGGTTCTAACCACTTCTAGGTCGAACTTTGGAATGAAGTCCCATTCATGCAACAGCTCAAGTACTCGCTCTTGCAGGACGAATGGAAATCTGTCGGTAAAGGAAGCGAGATCGAACGACGCGACCTCTCTACCGGCTTGAATCCAACGTACAATCGTATCATGAGATGACGATTGGTCGAAGGTCC